GTAGATATCTCCATAAACAGCGAAATAACCTTCAAGATAAAGGTCATCGTTGTCATCGCTTCTTGTCTGCATGTCATGCATTAACAGTGTTCTCTGTTCCATCATTCTTCCTCCTGTAAGAGTTTCTTCTGATCTCCTACTCGGTCAACCTCTATATAGTTTTCTAATACAAGCAACTTGTCTAAATCGTCCTTAGGATCAAGTCCTAATCTGTCTCTGACTTCGTTGCCTGTCACGATTCCTCGGTCATATAACACACCGAATACTTGTGAGATTGCTGTTACATCCCAATCGAGTAAAGAGAACGTGTTGAATCTCAAATACCATCTTTCATTCAGAATCAGTTTCTTCGTCATCTCCTGTGCAATCGACACGCAGATAGGTCTAAGCACTGTCTGAATGAAATTGTTCCACTGCTTTTGGTTATAATCGCCGACACCCAAAACAAAAGGTGGCACTCCCAAGATAGAAGCCACCGTCCTCTTATCTAATTCGATTGTGTCTACGATAGCCAAGTCAGCAAGACTCAGCGGTCTTATCTGCTCGACTTGGAACTGTTCGCCTGGAATCAGCCACGGCTGTCCAACCTCGGCAGACTTAACATAATCATCAAGGATTTTCTGTCTGCCTTCCGGCGTAGAGAATTCATCAATCATTGCGTCTACCTTAACGATTACGCTCGGCTTCCACTTTGACTCCATGAATCCTTTTTCTGTCTCAGCAGCCTGTTTGAGATTCTGTGCAAGCATCTTCAGCGAGATGTCTACACCTCGTCCTTTCCACAAATAATATTTATCTGGGTTAAACACGAAATGTAGCAGATTCTCTGGATTCTTCGGCTGTCCGTCAATCAATACCTTATAGTCTCTGTAAGAGTTCCCTACAGGCATGAAACTTACTCTGCTTGCCGAAATCGGTTCAAGGGAACGAATAAGTCCATCCCATGTATGCGGTAATACGATTGAGTTCCCCTTGCCGTACAACAGCATGTTCATGACGATTGCTTCCATCCATTTTGCTCTCGTCATGTTTGGCATGGGATCAATATCAATTTTCCTCGATAACTCGTTTGTGATGCGTACATCGCCTACTTTTGTATTCTGCATAAGATGAATCGTCATTGAGCCGATAAGCTCGGCAATTCGTCTGCATGCAGTCATAATCTCTGGGCATTGGTCTAGGGATGTGTACTCCGTGCAACAAAGGTTGGCGAAATCCGTTCCCAAGACATACCCTACGTTAGGCACATCATTTCGGTTATCTCTGGCTTGCTTTTTCCTTTTCTTGCTCATCCAAAGAATCCTCCGACTTTCTTCTGTTTTTCTTCTCCGTCAAAACAGCAAACGGCTGCAAACACACTTGCATCGAACAAATCGATTCGGTGCTGTGGCTGAATCTTTTCATACTGTATAGCGTCATCGGTCTTTTCCACCGCTCTAACATTCTGTACACAATACTCATACGCTTCTGAATGAAGATAGTAGAATGTACCGTTCTTAACCGAATGCTCAATATGTCTGAATCCCTGTGACTTCAAATAGAAATACTGTGGGATATCCTTGATATTGAATCCGGCTTTTTTCATTAAAGGGAAATACTCTTCGCCAGCGAACTTCCTATCGTGTCCGACCTGTACGATCCTAAATCCCTTACTTCGCATGTCCTTGAACCAATTAACAATATCGCCCATGTTTACCGTAGGTGAATTGCACATCGTCAGCCATCCATCGTCTTGCCATCCAAACAACGGAATACCATCCTCGTCTGCCTTGGCAACGGCTTGTGTAACAGGGAAAAATGCGTGAGTAATAACTATATCTATACCTTGATACTGTCCGAACAGTGCCGCCGCTGTTAGGTCATACGTTCGTGACAAATCTGCCCCACCGTACCACCGAACAGGCAACTTAGCGAGTTCCTCAAGTGTCCAAGAGTATTGTTGGTCTGATCTCCTAAACTCTTCTATATCGAACCATGCTTTCATGGCTGATGTGAACACATTCAGTGACTTCGCAAAGAAATCTTTCCGTTGCTGTGGATCATTCTGAGCTTGCAGAGAATCGTTCAGAATTTCGTTAGGTCGAATCGTTACACCGTATCCAGGGTTCGCCATTTCGTGAACCAACGGATTCGTGTAATCTATATCACCGTTCTCGTCAGCATCGGCTTCACAGATGAAAATAAAATACTGCTCGTCTTCCACAACTCCATCCAGAACCGATTTACAGTATTTCAATCTCTGCCCAAGGAAACCCTGTTCATTGTCTCCGGCACTGGAAATTCCGATAAGGATTTTATTTGTATATGCCTTTTGGCATTCCTTAAACAGATTGTACTGTTTCGGTGTCTTGTAGGAATGCAACTCGTCACAGATACAGATGTTCGCATTCAGCGAATCCTGTTTATCCACGGAAGCAGCCAATGCCTTAACAAAGATTGATCCGTCCGGCAACTCAGCACTGAGCGAATGCTCGTTGTGGTTATCGTTGATATGTACACATCCACCTTCCTTATCCCACTCACCCATGTTCTTGATGTTGTAGGTAAGGAAATTGAACGCTTCTAAAGATTGAATCAATGCCGATGATGCGATGTAGCATTTGCTACCGCTCTTTCGGTACAGTAGGCTCATCGCCCATGACAAGCCAGCAACAAGACTCGTCTTGGAATTCTTTCTCGGCAGGAATATCAGAGCTTCATGAAATCGTAATATATCCGTTCCCTTTATCTTGAACCCAATTAGGTTATAGATAATGAACTTCTGGAACGGTTCTAGTAAAAACGGCTTTCCTCTCATCGGTGTGCCGTTTATCGCTTCGCCCTGTGCATGACACAGTGTACTCTCAATAATATTGATACAGAAATCTGCATCGTCCGGCTTCAGTTCGTATCGTGGGTCTTCAAGGTCACGGAAGAATCTTTCTACTCCTAAAATCCTATAGCGGTTTGCTTTGATAGTGCCATCCCTAACTCCGTTGGCATAGTCCATCACAGCCTTCCAGTTCTTCTTATGATTTTTGTACATTCATCAATGCCTTGACTAAAGGACTCACCTTGGCTTCTTCCTTCTCTTCCGGCTGTTCCTTGAGTATCCGTTTCATACTGAGCGGTGTAAGTCCAAGTGCCGTCCAATAACTCAATGAATCACGCTCACACTCTTGAATAATACCCAACAACGGATTCTTCGCCGTGTTCTTTGCTCCTCTATCCGAAACCTTTGTTATCACATACTGCGAACCTTCATCCTCAAACTGTTTGAGCAACCTCGTTCGCCGTTCTAATATCTCTGCTAGTGTTTCAATCACTGGCACGAAAGAGTCTTCATAGGTGTCTTTCTCCATCATGCAAGAGATGATCTTTTTCTTCCAGGATAGTTTACTCACCCTTTGATACCTCCTTTCGTACCCATTCTATAGGGGGTTTCCTCCCCCTTGGGGGAATTAAGCCTAAATATTTGTACCTCAATTACGGGCATCCTCACCCGTCACATATGGATTTTTTTGGCTTTGGATCTCGCCAGGGTGGGGGGCTGCCTCCGTTTTCGTGCCGTTTTTGCCGTCTCAAACCCATTTTTTGCTCGTTTTTAGTGCATTTGTGGTGATTCTTTCCCATTTTTTAACAGTCTTTTCCGCCTTTTTCGCCTTTTTTCGTTTCCTTTTTGGCGGTTCCTGGAATTGTTTCACGGAAATTGTTTCACACTTATCCACAATTGCATCCGCCGAGTTTTCCACAATACCGTTGATAAATTTTTTATCCACAATTTGCGGTATTTTGTTGATAAAAAAGTTTTCCACAATGTCGATCCTATCGGTTTTTCAATACCATTTTATGGCGTTATAAAAACCGCATGTCATTTTCACTTGCGGTTTTCGTTTTCCTGTTATCGGTTTTTCATTATCCGATTTCATGTTATCCTATAACGCTTGTTTCCTGTCTTCCGTTATTCGATAACGTGTTATCGGTTTTTCATAAACCTTTTTTGTTTTTGCCGTTTCTTTTTTGCATATATAGGATTAT